CCTTCAATCTCACTTCTTTCACTAATTTTGCCATAATGCTCAGAAACTATTGATTCAACACTTTCACGTTTTGTAGCACGAGCTACATATTGTGGCATACTAGCAATAAGACCAATGGCTTGATAATCTTTACTCCTTATTTCATCTAAACAAGAGATCCTATAAGCAGACTGTTCAAACTCATTTAAATTACAAGCGATAGCTCGCATACATAATCCTTTTACAAAATCACGGCACTCTCTACCGTTTTTATAGTCAATTTTAGTCAATTTCCATATAGACTCTACTTTTTGACGACCAACCGTACTTGTTCCTTTTGGGTGAAATTTGTTAGGATTTAATATACCGCGGATAATATTTCTATTNAGCTCTTTTTGTTTATTTGGATTATCTGGATCAGGCTCAACAAAACGTACATATCCATCATTTAAACGATAAGCAAAAGCACTAGCGGCCCATACAAATTCCGCTTCATATGTTTCTTCGTTTTTCTTTATTGCCATTTTTCACCTAATTTTTTAGTTTCTATACGTATATTATAGATGATTTTATGGTGAATGTCAACCGAAATTTCTTAGACAATGGAGCTGTATCCTCTTGAGTTTACTAAGGTTTTTGCTAAGTTGTTGATTTTTAAAAAGAAATTTATTTTTTGCTGTAACCTGTTGATTCTCTTTCAATATCTTCATGGTCAAATTCAGCCCAATATAATTCATAGGCTTGAGTGTCTGCTAATGCTTCAAATTGATGGTATTCGCCCGGAGAAACCTTGGTATAATCGCCTGCACTAAGAACTGTTTCATCAACTAAATCATAGTCATTTTTCCATACTCGAATTATTAACTTACCCGAATCTACATAAAATCCATTCCACTTATATTTGTGCTTATGTTTAGAGCAAACCCCACCTTTCTTAATATTAATTTTATGGAATTCAAGACTTGAATTTGCTTCTATTAAACTTGTTACTCCCCACACTTTACCCGAATGCATTTATTATTCTCCTATGTATTATTCGATCCGTCAGTTAGTGACGAGCCATCAATATCTGGTCTATTATCAATAGCCTCATCTACAGTAAATGTGGTATCTATTAAGGTTGCCCTTTCATCAACTCTGGATTTTGCAGTTAAAAACATTGACACATCAATGCCGGCATCTGTTAGACGTTTTATATTTCGTCCTTCACGCAATGTACCAGTTATCGCTTGGCCGACTAATGTTGTTCTATCAGCCATTTTTTCCATAATCCAGGCTAACCCACCATCACTATCATCAGTTCCATAGTCATGTAAATTATCTGCTAATTGAATATTTGAACTTGTTTGACCTGTTTGCGTATCTGCCGGAACTATACCAGCGGCCGCCATATTTGTTCTTTCATTTTTAATTTGAGTACACATTGCAGTAACTGATGCATTTGCTGTAGCCGCATCTTCTGGATATTGGGCCGCAAGAGAAGCACATGTGGTATTTGCATCATCAATTAATGCCTCCATTGCCTCATCTGGTGTTGAGTATGTTCCTGCCATTGCACCTGTTAGTACCCAAGAATATGTTACATCCTGTAAATCTAAACTATTAATAGTGGTAACAGTTCTTTCATCATTTTGCAATGCGAGCATCTCAGTAGCCACCGCGGATAAATGATTAAGTGATCCTGCCTTATACATTTTCTCATGTATTGCTATTAATCCTGGTAAATGATCATTATGTACTGCTCCAGCCGCGGTACCAACAACATCGGTTACTTTATACAAACCATCAGTTCCTGAACCAAGATTATAGGTTTCTCGAATATATGTAAGTGTAGCATCATCAATAGGTTGAGTCATCTCATTAAGTAAATCTAAACCTTTGGTAGTTTCTAAATTAGATAATGCTGTTGATAAAATAGTAGAATCAGTATCAAAAATATTCTTAATCTGTTGTAACGAATTTGCAAATGCTTTATTAGCATCAGCCATATCTTGCGGTGTAGCACTATAAAATTCAGAACCAATTCCTTTAAATTCAGTATTAATTGATAAGGAGTCACTTGATCTCTTAGGCATTATATAAATATTCCTTTTAATGTATTGGCCGCATTTTCGCCAGATGCACTCCTAGCATGACTAGTTAATGTAGCGGCAGTCTTTGGAAATGTTTTCTTTAAATCTAAAAATTGTTGGCCGTTTGTTATATTCTCTATATTACTTCCGATTATTTTTTGAAAAGACGCTATTGCACCTGGTGCAACCTGTTCATTAATTTGACCTAATACGTCAAAGGATAACTTTCCAAAACTTTTATTAACATCTGCTGTACTTAAATTTGCTAATCCTAAATCTTTAACCTGCGTTTGTAATATAGAATTAAGATCACCTGCTTGTCTTAAAACATCATTAAATTTAGCCGAACTAAAACCACTATTTTTAAGTGAAGATTCTATAAAATTAGGTAACCCACCGGTTTGGTCTTGAACTGTTTTTAATAATTGTGCAGGATTACCGAATGAATTTAAATTTTTAAAATCTACAAGATTACCTATATTGCCAATTTCACTAGCAAAAGATGGAAATGATGCTGAAATATCACTAAATGACCCTGTAAGTTGTGGAGCGAAACCTTGAAATGTATTAAGCAAACCAGATTGAGCATTTAAAGTACTTGTAATAAAAGAATTATTACTAGCAATTAAGTTTTCTGCGGCACTGATATGTTGAGAAAAGACGCCAAGGTCAGCACCAAGTATATTATTTGCTTGTTGAGATATTGCAGAAGTTAAAGAGGTAACATTAGGAAAATTAAAACCCTCATTACCAAAATCTATAATACTGGAAGAAAAATCTGACGGAATAGTATTAAGTAACGATGCAAAACTTCCACCAGCACTACCTAACGCTTGCTGTACCGCTTCACTAATAGAACCACCAGTTATTTGGTCAAATGCGCCTCCCTTTAGTTGATTGATAGTTTCTGCGAGGGGAATGTTACTTGCCACATCAGCAAGATTTTTTACAAGGTCAAGATTTTGAACTATACCAACGTTCTGTAAAATTCCTGCTCCTGAAATTATGCTTAATGGAGTGAAACCACCACCGCAACCACCACTGCCGCCACCTTTGCCACCACTACCGGGTAATAGACTTCGGGAGGCGCCTTGTGTTCCTAAAAAAGACTTGATTCCTGGTCCAGGTACCGTACCACCAAATAAGTTCTTCGCCATCTTATGCTCCTACAATAACATTCTGACTACAAGTTTTACGTGAATGTCCACAGCTATCCATGACACCTTTATATACTACTGGACGCCTCCCGGCTATTACTGTACTACTACCTGTTGTGGTTGTTGCAGAACAATGCATTGAACAACCTGGAGCACCGCAACAAGGATGTGGGGTTACTTTACTAGTATGTGTACATACAGGTCGACCATTAATCATAACAGTCATTGCACCTTGAGTTACTGCTCCACCTGCACCATTAACATCGCCTATTCTAACTGCACCTGGCATAATTTATTATCCTAAAACTATTTTCTTTTCTGGCACTTTAACTTTAGATGTAGCATTAACATAACTATCACGTACATCTGAATTTGTTTTTGCCATTAATGTGATTGCACTAGTATTTATTTTAATTAAATTGTCGGTATTTGCTGTGAATACGCTAGGTATTAGTTGCATACCCTGTGCTGTTGGTGCCACACTAACGGGTTTATCAACCATGTAAAAATCGTCATATATTTCTATAATTTTTGCTACGAGTTCTTCGCCTGATGTGAGTTTAATTGTCCAAATTTCGCCTTCTTTCATAATGTATCCTATAATTGATTTATAATTTCATCTTTAGTTAGCTTATTTAAACCTTGATAACCCCCTTCAACAAATATTTTTCCATCTTTATAAATCTGAGGTACAGATCTATGTCCTTCTTGTATTAAAAATTCGTAGGCCTCGGGTTTGTCGTCAACGTTTATAATTTCATATGGTATTTCCATAATACTTAATAATTGTTTAGCTGAGTCGCAATGTGAGCAATGATTTTTTGAATATACCGTTAACATTTTTCCTTCTCCCTGGATCTATATAAGTAATTATGATTATTTTACAGACTTACGCCTTTAAAAGTATCTTCGTCTATATCTTGCTTAACTGCTCCTGTTAAATATGATGTGATTTCTGATTCTTGAGGGGCTACTTGAACTTCACCACCCGATATCCACTTTTTAGTCCACGGCAATGGATTTGAGCCACCTTTATATGGGCTAGTCAAACCAATACTGGTCATTCTTTTATTTGTAATCCATTCTACATAGTCACCTAAAAGTTGTTCATTCAATCCAATCATTGAACCATCTTTAAATAAATATTTTGCCCAATCTTTTTCTTGCTGGGCCGCGGCTTGAAACATTTTAGTGACTTCATCTTTAGTTTCTTTTGCTATTTTAATATAATCTTTATCATCTTTAGGCAATATTTTAAGTAACATCTGCGTCGACGCGAGATGAATATTTTCATCTCGACAAATAAATTTAATAATTTTTGCATTGCCTTCCATTTTCTTTACTTCTGCAAAACCCCAAGAACATGCAAACGAAACATAAAAACGAATACCTTCTAAAACATTAACTGAATTAAGGCTCAACCATAATAATTTTTTAAGCTCATATAAACTAAGATTAACTTGTTTGCCATCAATTGTATGTTTACCTTTACCAAGAGCTCTATATAATAATGAATATTCAATTAAATCATCATAATATTTGCTAATATCAACACTACAATCAATTATTTCCTGAATATCTGACATTTCGTCAAATATTTCACTTGGATTAGGATAAACATTACGAATAATATGTGTATATGATCTACTATGAATTGTTTCATTAAATGCCCAAGTAACAATCCAGGCCTCTAATTCAGGTAAAGAACATATCGGAAGAAAAGCAAGAGTAGGAGCACGACCTTGTACAGAATCTAATAAAATTTGTCTTTTTAAATTAGAAGTAAAAATATGTTTTTCATGTGCAGTTAACTCTTTAAAATCTTTATTATCTTGTATAACATCAATCTCTTCTGGACGCCAGAAAAAACTTAATTGTCTATCTGTTAATTTATCAATTTGACGATATTTCATGGTTTCATATCTTTGCATTCCATTATTTCCATTAGGATCTAAAAATGCTAGACTAGTCATATGGCTTTTTTTCTTATTAAAATTTATTATACTCATAATATTTCCTTATAATTTGCAACTATCACAATCTTCATCATCTTCTGAAAGATTATGGTCAACATCGAGCTCGCCTTGACCATCATGTGTATTATTATAATATAATTGCTTGCCACCATACTTATAAAACATTAAAATATGTTGAATTAACTCCGACATTGGGATTTTTTCATCTTCATAAAACTGTGGATTATATGACGTATTTACTGATATCCCTTGATCAATATACTTTTGGAGAATCGCCATAATTTTTAAATATCCCTCCGGACTACGTTGCGACCATAGTAACTCATATTTATTTTTTAAACGACTATATTGTGGAACTACCTGCTTTAATGCACCATGTTTACTTTGTTTAACACTAATATAACTACGCGGTGGTTCTACACCGTTTGTTGCATTACTAATTTGTGCAGAGGTTTCAGCAGGCATTATTGCCATTAAAGTAGAATTACGTATTCCGTGTTCTTTTAATTGTTTACGCAAACCGGGCCAATCTACAGCATCTTTGTGTTTAACTAATTCATCTACTTCTGTTTTATAGGTATCTACAGGCAACAGTCCCTGATGATATTTTGTTTGATGACTATAAGGACAAGGACCAAATTCTTTAGCTAAATCGGCCGATGCTTTAATTAAATAATATGACCAATGTTGAGCCCAACGATCTACTTCTGGTAAACATTTAGGATCTGTATATAAAAAATCATTTTTTGCTAACCAATAAGCAAAATTAATAATACCAATACCCAACGGACGTCTATTTTTAGTAGCATGTTTTGCCGCTAACACCGGATAATTTTGATAACTTAAAAGAGAGTCTAAACCACGAACCGCTAAAATACATGCTTTTTGCATTTCTTCTGGCTGTTTAAATACACCCCAATTTATTGCACTCAAAGTACATAATGCAATTTCTCCATCAGGGTCATTAATATCATTTAATGGTTTAGTTGGTAAATTAATTTCACAACAAAGATTACTTTGTTTAATTGGTGCTACATCAGAAAGAAATGATCCATGAGTATTAGCATGATCAACATTCTGTAAATAAATTCGCCCTGTATCTTTACGCTCTTGTATAAAAGAGCTGAATAAATCAACTGCTTTAAGTTTCTTTTTACGTAAATGTGTATTACGTTCTGCGGTTTCATATAATTTTTTAAATTTGTGAGGATCAGTAAAAAATGCTTCATATACCTCTGGTACATCATTAGGAGAAAATAAAGTAATATCTTGACCTTTTAATAATCTTTCATACATTAACTTATTAAATTGTACACCATAATCCATCTGTCTAACACGATTATCTTCTACTCCTTTATTGTTTTTAAGAACTAATAAATCTTCTACTTCTAAATGCCATATAGGATAATATAAAGTTGCGGCACCATTACGTACTCCGCCTTGACTACAACTGCGTGTTGCACTTTGAAATAATTTATAAAAAGGAATAACGCCAGTGTGATATGCATCACCTTTTCTAATAGGCGACTTAATAGCACGAATCCGTCCTGCACCAACGCCAATACCTGCTTTTTGTGAAACATATCTTACAATACTACTAGTAGTAGCATTAATACTATCAAGACTATCATCTGTTTCAATTAATACACAACTACTAAATTGTCTCTGTGGTGTACGCACTCCGGCCATAACTGGTGTCGGCAATGATATTTGATGTGTACTAATTGCATCATAATAATCTTTTACCCACGATAATCTTGATTCTTTTGGATATTGACTGAATAACGTGGCGGCTATTAATATATAACAAACCTGGGGCGTTTCATATATCTGTTCTGTAACACGATTCTGCACAAGATATTTGCCACGAAATTGTTCCATTGCGGCATAGGTCAATGATTCATCACGATCATGTTTTATGAAAGAATTAATACGTTCCCATTCATCTTTTGTATAAGCTGATAATAACTCTTCGTCATAGAAACCTAGTTTTACATTCTTCTTTAATATATCAAATAATGCCCAAGGTTGAAATTGTCCATAGACCATTTTACGAAGGTGATACGTAATTAACCGACCTGCTACATACTGATAATTTGGTGTGTCGTCATTAATTAAATCTGCCGCAGACTTAATTAATGTTTCTTGAATATTACTTGTTGTTATGCCACTATAAAATTGAATCTGGCTTTTAATTTCAACTTCGCTGGCAGAAACCCCGGTTATTCTTTCTGTTGCCCAAAAAACTACCTTATGTAGTTTTTCAATATCTAATGGTTCATCATGCCCATTCCGCTTTTTTACTTGAATTGCTGTCATGTTGAGTATTTACGACTTTAAAGACCTACCAGTTAAGAATATAATCGTTTAGAGGGCAAGACTAGTTCAAATGTGATATACTATAATGTATGGTTGCGTTATCGCCTGTAACCGTGGTTGTATAATGAAATTCTATATCTGTACCTTCTTCAATAACTTGAAGAACAACACCGGTATCTGAATTCTCTACATAACCGTCTGACCATTGTATTGATAAAGATCCGGCACCAGTGGAATCCATAGGACCCACAGCACATTTAACAGTACCTATTCTGTGTGTGTCACCTCTTAAAATTGAATAATCAATTTTAAATGATTTATAAGTTGGGTTTGCTAATACGAATATTGTAGAATCTGTACTATCATCTGTTGATACACCATCTGTTAATGTAGCGGTAAGACCTGATTGTCTTTCGTACTCGCCTTGTATAATAGTTTTGGCACCATCAAATGCTACAACTTTTTTACCACTACCACGCTTTATTCTACTAAAACTAGTTGAATTTGCATCAGACCTTTCAAACATATCACCAATACTAACATTATCATCTTCTAATAATTGTATAACATGTGTTGCCGCATTGCCTTCGCCATTAAAACTATTACCAACATCTAAAAATGTATTATATCCACTACAATTATAATTTACATTGGCTATATAAACACCTGCAGATGCAATTTCATCAAATAAATTATGTACAATTCTAAATGCCTGCGGACCGGTATCTGCCNCTTCTTTATTTTCGCCTAGAACAGCACCTCTAAATAAATTATAAAATCTACTGTTTGAAACAGTAACACCTTTAGCATCATCATCACAATGAAAGCCATATGTACATAACCTAAATTGACATTTATCAACTGTGACCATTTCAGGAATACTAGTTGATGATCCTTTTATTTCAAAACATTTAGTGTTTGCTGTTGCAACACCTAAATTAGCAACTGTGTCTCCACCAATAAAGTTTACTGAATTAAAATATGCCTGACTTGTAGATTCTAATAAAAATACACTTGTTGCTATTGCACTTTCAAATGTTAAATCACTAACTTCAATTTGCTTTGGTAATATTGCGGCATTTAAACCAATATTAGTACCAGTCTGTTGAAGACTATCTGTAGTTCTAGCTAGATAACTTGGAAATGATGAATCTGCAGGGCTCAATTTAATTACAGAACTATCTGCACCTTCACCCCATAATTTAGCATACGAAGGAATTTTAATTGTATCACTAATTATATAAGTACCTGCAGGAAAATACAAACTTCTACGAATCTCTGCACTAACCTGCCTACTGAATAATTCATAAAGTGCTCTGTTAATAGCCGCAGTATCATCAGTAGTTCCATCACCCTTTGCACCAAAATCTTTTACACTTGCAAAGTCATCAAATTTTTCTTGTAACTTACGTGTTATAGGTGCCGCGGCTGTTGCACCGGTTACAACTGTATAACCACCTGCATCGCCTTTATATGTATATGAGGAGGCTAACGCCAATACATCACTAAATTCTGTTAATACTTCGGTATTACCTATTACTGGTGCACCATCTGTTAACGTGCCATTACCAATATATAGTTTACGATCATCTATACTCCAGCCTAATTCCCCACCTGCAAGTTGTGGGAGGTTTTCTGCTAAACCTTGTCTGTGCGTAATTCTTGAAATTTGAACAATAGCCATCTAATGTAATCCTGTTAATTCTAGTATTTATCCATATAATAGGTTTCGACTCGTTTCCACCATAAGTCTTTTTGTTGCTTAAACTCATCACCTTCGAGAATAAATTCCTGAAATTTATAGTCTTTAGTACACATTAATACAACTCCTTTATTTATATTACTGCCATGTAACTCGTTATGTGCTTCTGCATAAGCTACTAATTGTAAAAAATAATCCCCAAGCCATTGTCGTTTTTTCAGTTTATTGGACTGTTTAAAATCTATTATTGCTTCGCTACCATTATACACTCCTACACAATCTGTAGTACCTGCATATATTTGTGGAAAATACAAAGGGACCTCTGTACCCCAAAATTGATCAACATTAGTTAACCCTTCATTAATTACTATTTTAGCCATATCTAAACTTTGTTGTGCATAAGGATTGGATACAGATTCTTTAAGTTCTTCTCCTAATATATATTTTTCTAAATAGGAGTGCATACGAGTACCACGACTAGCCGCTTCTGTAACTATTTCAGTGGCTTTCTTTTCACCTACACTTTTACGCCACCTTTCTAAACCTTCTCTATCCTTTTTGGGCTTAGTAGCTGACAAAATAGTTGTTACTGAAGCTAATTTATCTCCGTCTGGGGTCTGATAAACTCTTTTACCATTATTATCAGTAGTTCTATTAAGTGGTGTGTAATTAAATTTTGATTCTATCATTATTTTTAATTAGTGTAACATTGTTAGTTATAATTGTCAACTCATGTAAGTCAAAAAAATACCCGTCAACATTGTGACGGGTTAAATATTACAATCTAAGATTGTAATAAAAAAAACCATTTTTAATTATTTTTATAAACCTTTAGCAATACTATCAAGACTAGTACCTTTCTTCATAGCCCTTTTAGCCATACCTTTTACAACATCCTGTGCTTTATCAACCGGCATTAATGTTGATGCATCATCATAATCAAATGATATTGTATTTGGATCTACATTCTTTATCATTCCACTAAGCGGAGGATTTTGTGCCATGTTCTGTAATCCTGATACATCTATATTAATACCCATATCAGATGCCATTTTTATAAAACTTTGTGTAGAAATTGTTGAGCGGGTTTTTAAATATTCAGAACGTCCAATAATATATTGAACTAAAGCAGATAATTCTTGGATTACCGACCCGACAACTTCTTTGATAAACATTTTAGCGTTTTTCTCTACCAAAATCGGTAGTATCATCAAGCTCAGGTTCTAATTCAGGTTCAACATCAGCTTCGGCGTCAGCGTCAACGTCAGGTTCAATTGGCCCAAGATCTACATCACCAAATTCTTCTGGCTCTATCATTTCTTCGCCGGTA